ATAAGAACAATCGAGGAGTACTAACTCGATGGCACTTTGATAATTGCCCAAAGAACCCACTAAAAAGTGTAAAATCCGACAATGAAAGTGTCGCCTAAACTTTACACTTTGCACCCCTTCGAACACCTAACCTCTTGAAAACAAACAAAGACACTAGTGGCATAGCTATTGCAATGCTCTGCTAGCTAGACTAGCAAAGTGAGGTAAATATGAGTAAGCTCAAAAACCTAGCCTTAGCCAGCACCATCCTTGCGGGTGGGTTGGCGTTGGCAGGTTCGGCTAACGCGACACTACAGATCGCCGCAGACATCAACGGTACTTCATTCGTCTGCGCAGATCAGGCAGCTTGCGACACCAACAACGCAGTTGGTCAGTTGCAAATTGCCAATCAGACGATCGCCGGTGTGCAGTTCCTCGGATCAGCACAGACTCAGGTAATCGGACCGTCAAACTCGTTGAACACCTCCTCGTTTCAGGTGATCAACAATAACACGGGTACGGTTTCGATTCAGCTTGCCGTGAGTGGGACCAGCTTCTTGGGTCCGGTCACGGCGTTCACCGCTAGTGGCGCCGGGACGTTCCAATCCGGTATCGGCTCCAGCGTCACTGAGACGTTCTTTGGTGATGCGGCGAACACGCAAGGCGCGGACACCCCGACTGATCTGCCGGGGACTTTGCTTGCAACCCTGACGCACGCTGCCGTGGTCGATCCTGACTCGTTCTCGCAGAACTTTTCAGGTGTGTTCGACAGCACCGGTCCCTACTCCCTGTCGGAAGGGACCACCGGTACGCTGATCGCTGGTGCGTCGTTGGTTGGGCGTACCCAATCAATCGTCACTACGCAAGCGGTGCCCGAACCTGCTTCGCTGATTATCTTTGGCACCTCGCTTATTGGTATGGGTGTCGTGGGTAAGCTGCGTCGCCGGAAGAACGGCAAGGGCAATCTCGCCTCTGCCTAGCACGTTTGGTGGGGTCTTGGGGCCCCACCAATTACTATAGAAAGGTTAGTACGTTGAAAACTGTAATGAAACTTTTGATGGCAGGTGTCGCTTGCGGCGCTCTGCTTTCAATGACACCGGCTAAGGCTGACACGTTTGTCACCTTGGGTGGGGTGCAATGGAACACCACTAACTCAGGCAGCCTATCGCTTGGTAATTTCGTTCCTGGCGGTAATCAACCGCAGAACGCGCCATGCGTGATCTGCGGGGAAAACCAGCCACAGCAGCCTGCGAATTTCGGATATAACGATTACAGCAACGCAGGTAATCTAAGCGCAATCTCAGCGTTCTCGGACCAAGGCAACGGTGGGCGCAACACGCTCGCCGATGACACGTTCGCCACTGGTTATCAAGTTGGTTCAGGTAGTCCTCTCCTGGCATTCTTGCTTGCCAATGGTGATGCTGCCAACAATCTGAGGTTCAGCATTGGCGTCGATATCAACTCAACCAACGTCGCTGAGACGCTGAATAGCTTCTGGTTCCTGAACCTGACGACACACACTGTACTCGACAGCTTCACGGGCGGTACTACTGGTAACGTGCCGGATGTCAACAATGGCACGGGCTTTCCCGATTACACGATCTCTGGTTTCAGCCTGACCAACAACGACATTCATGTGGGCGACACGGTGTTGTTCCTCGCGAGAATGTCAGGGTTGAACGATGGTCCAGACTCGTTCTTTGTCGAAGCCGCGCCAGCAGCAGCAGTCCCGGAGCCGGGTTCGCTGACCATCTTTGGTTCAGCAATTCTCGGATTTGGTCTGGTCGGTTGGTATCGTCGCCGCAAAGGCAACTTTGGTGGTGGTGCAGTAGCCTAACCTACACAAAAAACTTTAAGGAGGCTGTGTTTTGATCGGGCGCAGCCTCCTCTTTTTGCTTTTTTAGCTTGCAATGTATCGCAAAATACAATATGATCTAGATCACTTAAGGAAAACGTAAAAGGGAGCATAGGGGGACAAAATGAGGAGTAGATATGAGTCAAACATCAAACTATTACAGTGCAATCAAGGACTTCCTGCGCGAGACTTATGGGATCAAACATGTAGACATCTTGCGAAAAAGCAGGCACCCGCGCGGAAGGTTCTTGTATAATGGGAAGGTGCGGGATATTACCTTACACAACTCAGTGTCCGGTGGTGCTAAGGACCTTGACATTAAGAAGCGTGACATTGTCCAGTTACTTGGTCCGCCTCCGCCCAAACCTGAACCCAAGCCAAGGCAGAAACTTGAAGAGATGTTGGGTCCACTGCCTACACCATATGAACCTAAACCGGAGAAATACAATATTCCGGACATACCCAGGATCGAATATGCCTCTGAACCTACAGCTCCAGAAGTAAAGGAGCCCGAAATGCCAGCAGTTGAACCTAATAAGGTCTTTGTACCTAAAACAAAGCCAGCACCCGATCCGGTAATAGGACGGGTTGCTATCTATGAGGATCGAATAAAGTTTCTCGTTCCTCGTAACTTGGGTAACGTCGGGATAGGGAATGGGTATCGGGCTGAACGTGATGGTCCTGACCAATGGACTCTGCACAAGGCAGCCTCACCTAGGATCCTAAGTGATCGTACCTTATCTTATTACGGTACTACAGGAGAGAAACTTCGCGGTGACCTTCCAATATGCGGCCCAAGCCCTGCAGAGTTTCTAGTAGTTGACAACACCATTGTGATCAGGCTTTTGCTGGATCAGGTCCAACCTCACGGTAATACCCCAGCCAATCGTCTGACTCCAGTACCACCTCGGGTCGTTCAACCCCAAGTTTGGGTTGGTGTGACTGAGGTTCCCACAACACCTGCAATTGTCAAACCATTAGAGGAGGAAAAAGTGGCATTACCAGAAATAATTCGTTCCGGACCTCACATTGTTTCCGGAGTCCACACCGCCACCGCCGGAGAATTCAAGATCAGTCCAGAAGAGGAAATGCGGACTGCACTTGCAGAGGTTCGACGGATTGAGGCAACCACCACCTACCGGATCGTCCGCACCGAGAAGGGGACCTTAGCATTCGTAGCACCCACGATTGAGTAGACGCTGAAAAGGCCCCTTTCGTAGGGGCCTTTTTTTGCGTGTACATTGCAGGGAAGGAAGCCTGCGCTATATGGTGCCACGAAGTCGATTACATACCGCTAGAATCGCCTGGAGGCCGATCTCTGGGCTGGTGCAGCTAGGACGAATACCCATTGTCGATTAGAGTTTGCGTGATCTCGCCCGCGCGCACCTGAAGCGCAGTAATCAAGGTATCAATCGTCGCAGCATCAGTGATTGGTGGATCAAGAATGATAGTCACTGGTGGCTGATATACCGTAGGTGTCACTACTGGCGGTGCTTCCATAGCTCCTGCTGCAGGTAGAGGAGGAGCCATCGTGGGAATTGTTAAATCAGTAGCAGGGGTCACCGTCAAATTGGTAACCGGTGCTCCAGATTGAAGCAAAGCAACCGCTTTGTTGACTGCATCCAATTGGGTGTGCAGTGCATGAGCATCTGGAATTTGTGCAATAGTAGGCATTATGCTCTCCTCTTCAAGGCTTCAACTTCAGACGAAAGTTCTCTCACCGCCTGCCACAACACCGCGACAAGCTCATTGTACTGAAGTAACTTTACTCCCATGTCTTCGTAGGCACCACCAAAAACTGGCAGTTTCCGCTCACGGTCGTTCATAACGCTCATGACATCGGGCTGCATAAACCCCCAATGGGTATTTGCATATGGGTGGTCTTCAGTCATTGGCCGACCATGATCGTCAAATTCACCCGCGTTTCGCCATTTGAAAGTCGACGGCTTGATGGCGTTAACCAGGCTAAGGCAAACTTCCGGAATTGGTGCAATATCGCGTTTCTTATCGGGGTCGCTTTCAGTCGCAAAGTTGTACGAAAACACGTTACGCCATTGGTGCTGACACGTTCCGCATTCCTGCGACCCGTTAGGAACGGGGAAGATGTGACCATAAGTTTGGAAATTAGCAGCATATTGGAATACGTCGCCCCATATTTGTATACCGCTACGCAGATATGCCCAGCCATCAACATCTAGATAGTTGTCAGCGTGTAAGTAATTGTAGGAGTAGACGTGATCACAATCGACCGCACCCAAGCTTCTGAAGTAGTCTGTTGTAAGCGAGCCATGGATCTGGACAGAACTACTGATATTTAAGACATTACCACCATTATCATACATAGGTGCCAGACCACCTACCTGAATCTGACCGACGTGGATAAGACCACCAAAATAAGCATTACCACCAGTTGAGAAGGAAGCACCACTCACATTACCAGAAACATTGCAATCACCACTAGCAACAGTCAAACCATTATAGATGACTGCCGAACCATTGATTTGACAGTAGCCACTAATACCGGTGGTACCATTGACATTCAAGTAACTGTTAATCGTGCCACCACCCGATACAACATAGATACTATTGTATAGGGTGAGACCACCGTTGATCTGTGCCCCACCATTGACCTGCAAGAAATTCCCACAAGTCATACTTCCACCACTGGTCCAACTACCGGCAATATAACCACCACCAGAGGCAATATTGATTCCGTTATAGACTGTCAGACCACCATTGACCTGCCCCGATCCAGCACAACCAAAGTTGCCACTCTGAATAGTCAGGCCATTATAGATGCTGGCCCAGTTGTTGACTTGAAGAGTGTTGGTTACGGTGAGGTTACCATTAACTTGGGTGGAACCAATCGAAGTGACACCACCAACTGTCAACGTACCCGCAACACTAGCATTCCCACTCGCAACATTGAGACCATTATAGACTGTCAGACCACCATTGATCTGACCTGAGCCTCCCGCTCCAAAGTTGCCACAAGTGAGTGATCCCATTGTGGTACCACCACCGGCGACGTTGAGACCATTGTACATGGTCACACCACCACCAAATCCTGAGGCACCATTTACGTTAAAGTTGCCAGTCTGAACGGTCAACCCACCATAGACATTCATACCACCGTTGACTTGCGCAGCACCGTATACTGTAAGATTACCAACACCCACACTACCACTAATATTTAAACTACCATCAATCTGCACGTTGTTGTAGCAGTGGAACTGCCCATTGAAATCAATCTCGATCCGGACCACGTGTGCACTCTCATCAGCAACAGCCCAGTGACCATTGCTAAGGCAGCCCTCGCTCCAGTCTCGGGTACCACCGACCACATAATGCAGGCGCGCGTAGTACCCATTGTCCGCGTAGATTTGCAGCGGATCATTACCACCAGGGATATAGATTCGCTCACCACCCTGACAGTAGAAATAACCATTGGTCTGAAGCTGACCAAGGGCAAGTGTATTATTGTGAAGATTGATAGTATTAGCCCCACCCGCATAGATGTCGGTTGAACCTACACCACCACTACCAATCATTAGGGAATTGGCTGTGTTAATTCCCAGTACCGCTCTCTCGTTTGCCGCTGTATCTTGACAGTAGTAGTAGCTGTTATTCGGAATAGCGATATTACCTGCAGCGTATACTGAACCACCAATGCTATCCAGCCAGATATTACCTGAACCACCAACATGCACAGCGTTATCGCTCAGGAAGCCAATAACCCTCTGAGTGTTCCCTAAAGTGTCTCTGCCGGAGTAGATAAAGTTGTTATTGAGAAGTGGTGTTCCGTTAATATGAACGTAAGTTGCGGAACCATCATTGATGAATACGTTATCATCAGCACCCCTAACGATAAGACCACGAGCCTGACCAGTAGTATCCTTACCATAGTACCAAGTGTTATTAGCCAGAATCGTGCTAATACCTGCTACAAAGGAAATATTACCAGTCATTGTGCCACCGGCTAGTGGCAAATATGCACCAAGATTAGGCGGTGGCGGAATAGTGATCATGATAAAGTCAGCGAGAGCCTGACTAAACTCGGCAATCCAGTGAATGTCATCTCCGTCGTCAGGGATGTATGCCTGTATCTGCTGACTGACCCAGAGACAAAGGCTATGAGCAACAAAGGTACCTTGCCTTATTGCCTTGTTATTGAAATTTGACCGCGCAATACCAGGAAGGTTTCCTGATGGACGCTGAGGGTCAGCTAAGTAATCAGACTGGGCTTCAACATTGGCCCCAATCCCAACAGCAAACGTTAGAAAATCAGTCCCAACTACACCTGCATATGGAACAGGAACAAGATCGTCTTGTTCGGTTGGAGAATTTTTATCATCACTCATTGGGTGTAATCCCTGTTGGTTGCAGCGGGTCGTACCCCGAGCCAGGCGGCACAAGGATACCCCAAGATCCAGCTTCCCATCCAGCTATTGTGTCATTCTGGGCATCAAAGCCAAAGAATGCGACATTAGGCTCGACTTGAAAGATATAATCTAATATTTTAACGCCTTCAGGCTTTAGATCCATATGTCCGTTTATAAGCATAGAGATCAGAACGGTATCCGGTTCAGTCGCCCACAATACCCCATACATCATAGACATATTACCGTAGTCTTGAATAACCACTGTTACACCACTATAGAGAAACAACGCATCCCAGGCAGCATAAGCTGATGGTACAGAACCATCCCAGTGATTGGCAGCTATAGCCGCAAATAGCAGTATACGATAATGATAGTCATCAAGACGCTGAAGATGATCATCAGAATCTGCTGGGCCTTTCCAATTCGCTTGGTTCCAACCTAGTCCTTCCTCGTCCCAACTAAAGAAGGCATTAGGTACTTGAATCCATCGAGTCTTACCAATCCACTGCCCAACAAAGTCCAGTTGCTCCCCAACAGCGTAATCAATATCAAATAACCCTGGTAATCCTGCCGATATTAACTGATCCTGAACCCAAGTATCAACGCTTATGGCAATAGTATCCATGTATTTTGGCTTCTGATTATGCTCAGAAGTTATATATTCTAGATAATGTTCTACGGGTTGTGTTGGGAAAGGAGCAGGATAAGGCGGACGTGGTGGTACTAACTCAGCCCCAACCTGATCACCAAACGAGGCAGTAACTGTGGTGGTGATCTTACCACCAATCAAATTTATTATCGGTTGTGGTGGAATGCTTTGAGCTGTAGCAATAGTGGTGATCTGACCGGATACATAAGTATCAAGTACGGTCTCTGCATAAGCTGAGCTTGTCGAAAGTATTACACCAGATAGAAACTCCGGAAAATTACCCCATAGTCCTGCTGATACAGTTGTAGTAATTGTACCAGCAACAAATGCTATTACTGGGAATACGCCATCCGTTCGAACGGATGAGGTCGAAGTAATCTGACCAGATAAAGTAACAAAAGGTGGCCAAGAAGCAAGTGTCGAAACGCTCGTACTAATCGTACCGTATAATAGAACCGTAGGTTGGAATTGAGTAGAGGCTGAACTAATAGAAGTAATCTGACCAGATAAGGGGAAACCAAACCTAGCCCAGGAACTCGTTGTAGTGGTAGAGGTTATTGTACCAGAAAGACTACCCATTACAAATGGTGATCCACTAGCCGAGCTAGTGGAAGTAATGCGACCAGAAAACTGACCTAGAATAAAGGCACTAGTTTGAAGACGATTAGTAGATGTAATTCGACCGGTTAAATTAAATGATCCTTGAAAGAAGTATCCTGTAACTGCACTGGTTGAAGAAATCTGACCAGTTAAATTGAGTGGACCAGTAATAATCCAACTATTAGCACTACTAATAGTTGTGATCCGACCGGATAAGACAGTACCAGAAGGAGCAGTAAAACCACCCCAAGCTTTAGCGGCAGTTACAATCCTACCTGTTAGATTTGCTGGCCCAATAGTATAGAGATTACTAGCTGTAGTAGTTGTGGTGATCTGACCGGATATGTAAAGAGGACCACCACCATAATAATCATTTCTAGCCGAGATTGTAGTGGTTATTTGACCAGATAGAGTATACGCTATGTTAGGAATCTGGCCAGAATAATCATTCCTGGCTGTGCATGTGGTCGTTATCTGACCAGAGAGATCCATCGATCATCCACGCCCTACAAAACAGTAGTTACGCAGAGGTGATGAGCAAGGATCCCGATGGGAATGTTGGTTGTACACCAACACCAATGTGCTGCGAAGCAACCTTACGAACCATTCCATTACCAGAGGTATTAGTGTTGACTGCCGAACCTGTGGATGTGACAGAGAAAGAATCTGTCAGTGGGTTAGTAACAGCAAGAAGTCCTGTAAAGTTACCTTGCAGGAAAGTCGGGGGACTCCCGCCATATTCTGCAGAATAGACAACACTGTCACCAGTAAGGAAACCATGTCGTGATACCGACAGGATCGCAGGCGAGGCTGCACTAATCTGTGTTGGCAACCAGGTATAGCTACCAAAGTAATCCCAGGCAAGTAGATTCCCCGCAGTAACTGCATCATACAAGCCAAAGGCAGTGACTGTCCCCCAGTCTGCCGTAGAGATGGCAAAAGTGATTGGGTTCGCATTCGAGATTGCACTAGGTCCTGACCCGGCTGCCGAATTCCAAGTTGCTGCAGTAGTTGGCGACCTAGCATAAGCCCCACCGGCAACTTCGGTAAACCCGACCCCCGCATCACTACCAACAGCTGTAAATAAACCAATAAAGACTGTTGGTATAGGAAAGATTGCTAACTTTCCAGTGATGTGACCGAGGAGCCCTTGAGCCGTGCGATCGGTTAGTCCAGTCATGATTACCTCCTAAGCTGAGGATTGACGGTTATTGTAACCGTAGTGGGATCAGCGGTTGCCGCTTCAATATAAGAAATTGTCACATCTTGGATAGCAAGAGGGTTCCCATCTCTTGATTGTCTAACTGAAGTAACATCATAAGTTAATCCATCAGGCTCAGTCACCTGACAAGCAGCTACTAGTTTAGACTGATAGGAATCATAACCAATAGGCAGAGAATTCATATAGGCGATAACACTATCAATGATTTCCGTTTCAATTACCGAAGTAAATCCAGGAAGGGCATTCAGTGTAATACCAACCGTTACAGGCACTATAGTCAACTCAAAGAAATTAATCACCGAAGGTATACCACGACTATCAAAGACCATAACCGAAGTGGTACCATAGGTTGGGCTGCCTGGTGTCTTTCTTAACGCTATAGCATTGGCAATATCGTTAATGTCCCCACCCTCAACAGCTATAGCCATTGAATAGGGTGGTGTACCATTTACGTCAGTAACAGCAGTTGGATTTTCATAGACCATAACCCGGACGACACCTGCTAATTCCTCAATCGCACCTTGAATACCAACAACCACTGTTTGTGAAGGATTTGCTACCGAGATTGTTTGTCTTCTGCGTAATGCTGCATCAGTCTCAATTGGTTGACCAGGTACCGCAGCACTTGGATTAGTAACTGTCTGCCAACCAGGTATTGGTGTCAGAATGTGTGTTAATGTATTCACATCTGCTGTAACTGCTCCTTCAACATTAGAAGTCGCTGTTACTTCAATTAAGCCAGTCGGTGGAATAGTAACCTCGGGTGGTAAAACCCACTGAGTACCAAGATTAAACTGGTCACCTACAATACCACCACCAATACCGGTACCTGCAACACCAACACATTGCACTATTACATTGCTAACACTGGGACGCTGACGTCGAATACCATTAATCTTTACAATACTTGATAGACCTACACCTTGTGCAAAGGTTGGACTATAGGATAGATAAGCTGCAACCATAGTCTGATTGGCATCATGAATTGCTGATGCGGTTACCGCAATCCACTGACCATCTTGAGTATCAGGATCCAGATTGACATCACTACCATAAATCAATTGATATTGTTCTTGCAGATAAGCAAGCACATCAGTATATAGTGGTATCGTTATACCATTCGAGTCAATTACTGCAACGGGAGCAACCATTTCTACCTAGCCCTTGTTGATGGTCTTGGCAAGGATCTATAAACGGGAGCTACAGGACGTCTCTCTTGAGCAAGAGGGACTCCAAACTGAATAACCGGTGGTGCACCTAATACTTGAGAGATAATTACAGAAATAGGACCACCATAAACTGTATCTACTTGTGCGCCAACTGAAAACGCGCGGGAATTAGCATTAAACGCGCTTCCATAATTGTTTAATGTCATCACTCCATCAGTTGTAATAATTCTCTCACGAATTGCCGCATCCCTTGAGAACTGTGTATGCTCAGACAGTATCTTACCTTGCTGAACAACAGACTGGTTTAGTGGGAACCCACCCCAGGGAGTTCCCGCAGAAGTATCAAGATACCACTCGCCAGCAAACAAGAGCAGCCGAGTCTTGATGGATTGACCAACCGCTTCCGGTTGGTCTTTCCAAAAGTCACCAGCCCCATGACCAAACTGCATATCGCCGTTTTGGTCAAGCTTGCGGTATCTCATTAGTTGGGCGGAGAAGATGTCACAATATCAACATCAAGCCCATTTGGGGCAGAGGTACCTGCCTGATTCGCCTGGGTCTGAAGTTGTTCACCAATCGCTTGGATCAATGGTGCAGAAACCCGATAGGGTGCTTCACCAAGCGCAGCCAATACAGCATTCCACTGTTGCGCTTCCAATCTAATGGTAAACGGTTGAGTTGCAGGAACAGGTGTACCACTACTAGGCATAGGCGAACCCATTATACATCCTCCTAGGGTGCGGGTGGACTGACTACAACTACGCTATTTGATGGTGGACCTTGTGTCGTTCCAATATTATTTGTTGCTGTAACAGTACAGGTAAACGAGAGATCAACATCAGCAAAGGCAATAGGATAAGTCGATAGAGTTCCGACCATTATTCCATCTTCCCTAAGCCAAGAATACGTATAGCTAGTTGGTGTATTGTCCCAAACACCTGTTGTAGAATTAAGATTAGTATCGACCTGTGTGACAACGGGAGCCGTCGTGTTTACAGGCGGGTCAGTTATTGGTGGTGGCGGGGGACCAACACCTAAGTCGGCTAACTCCGATACTACTTCAGCCTGTCTAGTTGTTAATGTATCAATAAGTGCCTGAGTCATATCAGGTGAGATCGGACCCGGTACCGAAATATTAACCGACATATACATAGTACTGGACGGTATACCAGATCCGTCAGTAGGCGGAGGTGGGGGCGCGACTGTGAAATTCGACATAGTACCGCCAGCATTAAGTAGATTCAGAGCATTCTGAATGTTTTGACTTTCCTGATGAAGAGTTGTTATAGTTGGAACATCTGCATAATCAGTCATAGCCGAACCCCTAAGGTTGTAGTGTGGTGATAATAACCCAAATTATAGCGTTGTATTACCTGTAGAAGCAAGCCGATCCTCCAACACTGCAATTCGTTTAGTCAACTGTTGGATCGCACGGAAAAGATATGGTGTGAGATGTTCATCAACGACACGTTTCATACCACCGCCTAGAAGGGGAACGGCATCTACTGCAATGGATATTACTTCCTCAATCTCTTGCGCGACGAAACCACACAGTACGTCCGATCCAGAATTAGGCATCAATTTGCGTCCCCGTTCGTTCCATTCAAATCGACGGACAGGTGTTGCACAGATGACAGCTAGAGCATCAACTTCAGTATCTCGAATATTATATTTCAGTCGTGCATCCGACCAATTACCAGCCGGGGCATAGTAAAAGCCCGATTGCCCTTGGTCTGGGCTGATCTCGAAATACTGGTTGCTGATAGCGAAGGACATTGCGCCCCAATCACCCGCCCAACATCTAACTTGAGCGCCACCATTACCGATGCCACTGGTGAACCAGCCATTTGCCTTAACATCACTGGTACTGTGAAGATAACCAGCGGTGCAGGCGTTAGGACAGTTCAGTTGATTGCCGGAATTAATGCTCCCCGCGTTCCAGATATCGCCGCGTGAATACAAGCCACCGGCCTGTAGGGAATTGGCAACAAATACCCAGCCGCCGTTGTTATAAATCTGTAATCCCCCGACAAAGAGACTTCCACTAACAGTAACATTCGCACAACTAACTGATCCAGCAGAGTCTACTCGAAAATTCCAATTGGCATACCAATCTGCGACAGCAAATCCCGAATTCCCACTACCCAACTTGGCAATAATCCAGTTATTGTCTCCATACATGCAAGGACCTTGACCGGAACCAATACCTGCACTACCATTTACCCAAACAAAATAGTTGCTATTTGTAATAACTGGTCCACCAAACCAAACATCAGTACCAGTTTGCTGATTGACCCAAAGTCTGGTGTTAGTTTCGAGATGAGCATTTCCATCATCAAAGACATGCAACCAATTACCACCTGCATTAACAATATTTACGCCGGTTCCTGAACTATTTGGTAAATAGATATTCCCACCATTGACTTGTAAATTACGATCTATAACTACATCATCCCATAAATGAACATGTCGAACCCCTCCACTATCTGCCCCAACAATACAAAGTGCGGTGGAATCGTAAACGCGGTAACTAACTGTACCCGATGCACCTCCATCACCCCCACTTATCGCAAAGCGCCAGATATGCTGGGAAAAAGATGCAAAACCTGTACTTGCACCCCAGTCACCACCACCCCATGTTCGAAGTGTTGCACCATAGATGTCACCACCTGAACCAATAAAACAGTTATTGGCAGCATTGACATTCTGAAAATAGAAGGTGCCATTCCCTGATCCTAAACGGAACCCCATATCTGTATTGTTAGCCCAGTGATTGGGTCCAGCGCTAGTCTGACCCATAAAAAAGATGTAACTTTGCCACAGATATAAATTGTTAGTAACCACATACCCATTGGCTTGAAGGTTACCTAACGTGGTGAAGCCAGAATCAAACTGTACCGGACCCGGGAATTCAATACCACCCCAGCCAAAACTTGATCCGTAGTAACCAATCTGAGACCAGTTACCACCAGTCTCAGGCTTAAACGTCATATAAGCAGTACCACCACTCCTATAGATAAGTAGACTATCGACTGCATTATTACCTTGTATGCTAAGAGGACCTCCATGATAAGCATTACCACCACTATAAAATAAGTGACGAGCATTACCATTAGTATCTTGAACCTGAACTCCTTGATTACCAGTGCCTATATGGAATATCGTCCAGTTTGGATCAGAATAGATAAAATTACCACCTGAACTATTAACATTTCCACCACTGTTAGAGAAATAGTGATAGTTACCAATATGTGTCAGATTACCAGTATTGGACATTGAGAGCATGTCACCAATATTGGCATCCCACAATCGACACAAACCGCCAGAAGCATACCATCCCCATGTCACTCCACTGGTCCGATCCGTCCAAGTAATGATCGCATTGCCACCGGTGCTTGCAATCGTATTTGCAGCCGATATACCTCCACCGCCAACAGTTAAAGTATTACTTACCAACACATTGTCCCAGAGACGAATCCGACGATTGCTACCATCCGTCCCTGCACCAATAATACTGAGTGCTCCAGTGTCGAAACCACGATAATCAATTGTTCCGGTACTAATTTCATCACTAGGAGCTACAGCAAAACTCCAACGTGTAGCACCAAACCCTGCCGCTGTAGAACCGTGTACAGGTGATCCACCTGTGGATATATATAGAAATCCAGTTAAAGTCCCACCAGTCAACGGCAGAAACGCCAATGCAGTACCATATCCCTGTGACTTAACCCAGGCTGTCGTTGGGATAGTGGTCGTATTATCGCCTAAAGCCGGCGTAGGCGCTCGTGGGTTGCCGATAAAGATGGGCGAAGCTAATGGTGCGTACGAGCTGACAAAGGCTGTAGTAGCAAGGCTGGCACTGTTATCACCGACCGGCCTGGTAGGCCCTGTTGGATTACCAGTAAGAATAGGACTATTAAGTGGGGCAAACAAATCAACGTAATTTTTTGGTGTCGCATGATAGGCAGCAGTTGGTGCAGTATGAAACAAAGTCAACATACCTGCCATCATACCACCAGCTAGTGGCAGGTAAGGACCATCATTAGCAAAGGTAGTTGCTTCCCACTTGGCTCCATCCCACGTCCAAGACGCACCAGAATCAGTCCACTCATCCCCCGGTTGAGGGGTATTAGGAAAGTTAATGGACAATTGATTGCTCCAACCTAGTTAATCTTTCCATTAACTCATCATTTTCTGCCTTTAGTTGCTGGATAGCGCGGATATAGTAGGGGTGGAACTGCTCATAAAGGATGGCCTTCATGTCGTCACCGATAAGGGGCGGGATGTCTACCGCGCTGGGTATTAGCTCCTCTACTTCCTGCGCGACGAGGCCGCATGTTACTGATCTGTCCCGATAGGGCATTAGCTTGCGACCGTGATCGTTCCATTCAAAGGCGCGCACCGGTATCCTGCCAAGCACCGCCAGGGCATCAATCTCGCTGTCGCGGATGTTGAGCTTCAGTCGTGCGTCGGACCAGTTTCCTGCATTGGGAAAGTAGAAACCGGACACGCCTTGATCCGGGCTAATCTCAAAGTAGCCGCCGCTCATGGCGTAGGACATCGCGCCCCAATCACCCGCCCAACATCTAATTTGCGCTCCTCCGTTGCCACCACCGTAAATCCAGCCGGTGGCGGTTAGATCGCCGCAATGCATCGAGCCGTCGCAGTAAAGCTGCCCGACTATTTCGAGGGTTCCCCACCCGGCGCCACCACAATAGTAGCCCATCTGACACCAGTTATTCTGGGGAGATTGGGGTTTGATAGTGAGAAACCTGCTATAGTCGGAACAGGTGACGGTAAGGCTATCGTTGGCATCGGTGCCGTGAACGCGGGTCTGATTCCCATTCAAATACGATGTCCCACTGACGTTCAAATTGCCGCTGCAACTGAGCTGACCGCCAGCACTGATGTCAGTTCCGGCGGTTATCCATAAACCAGCCTGAACCGCGCTGTCGGTGTGGATCGGGCTTCCGGTCCACCACCAGCCGCTGTTGTAGTTCTGCCAAAGGAGGCCCCCAACAGTGATGGTGGGGCATTGAACTTGGTTATCGAATACGTTTACTGAGCCGCGCAGATGCAATGTGCGGGAATTGTCACCGACATAGATAGTGTTATCGTTCCAACATCCGATCAACCACTGCTGAGTTCCGGCAGTGTCCCTGCCATACAGTAAGCAAGTGTTGTTCATCACGATGCTGTTGGTGTAGATGTTCCCCTGACAGGTGGCGTTTCCGTTTGTGTTGGAGGCGCCGTTGATTTGCACCGCACCGGCAACAGTCATCCCGCCGCCGATCTGAGTATAAGCTCCGGTGGCGTTGTTAATCCAAAGCTGGGCACTAGCTTCGATGTGGCTGTTGCCGTCATCGTATATCTTGACGTTGGAACCGCCGGAGTTCTGCGCCATGATGTAATTGTTGGACGCACTGTTTTGCAGGACGATGTTCCAGCCAGTCACAGTCAAGGCGTTGAGGCCGATACCGCTGATCGTCACGCCTTGGTTGAATGTCACCCGGTGACCGAATGTCGCGACGCCAGTGGCGAGGTCCACCGCGAAAGGACGCAGCCCGTTGAAGCTACCCCAAGCGTCATTATTCGCGGTCAGCAACAAGTACATGGTGCTGGTGTCGGTGTACCAAAACGAGCCGATGCCGGTGTTGTTGGCGTTGGGCGACATGCGGTAGCTCGCCCCACCACCGGTTTTTAGAAACGTAGATGGAACCAGAAGACCGCTTGGACCAACCTGCATCACTTTTGTTGCTGCTGAGCCAGCAGTCGTCAGTTGATACCAAAAGAATGAAGTGTAACCGCTACCACTGGTGTAACAATTCCAGAAATCTACGTCACCCTGTCCTACGTTAAAGTTCCATGAAATTGCGAGACCACCAAAGCTAGTCGGGTAAGCTGGCGAGTTAATTCCGGTATAGAACCAGCCGTTATTGGTCTGTCCAACGGTGTTCAAATTTCCGGTGAGCGTCCCACCAGTTAGAGGCAAGTTGAGCGAAGCTTGGCCGGTCAAGGCTCCAACAAAGGTGGGCGCTGTGACTGTCCCACTGATGGCGAAGACAGTCGCCGTGTCCAGTTGCAAGCCAAACGTCGTACCAGAGTTCCAACCGAGATAGGCAAGACGGGCACCGGCTCCCACCGCTGCGTTGGGCAGTCTCCACTCGATGTAGCCGGTATTGACTGAACTGCCAGGAATAAGGTTGACCTCGCCGCCGCTGGGGATTTTCACGGCAATGCCGTTAGTAGCAACGGGACCGCCTCCGGTAGCACTCATGACCAACATCACTGGCGCAGTGATGACGCCCGTGGTCGACAACACCCCATTACCACCAAGCGACATTGCTTCAGAGGTGCCACCAAACCACCTAAATCTAGCAGTTGTATTGTTGGGAACTGAAAACCATTGAGTACCACCATCCATCCCGATAGCATAATCAACCTCGGTAGTGGATAAACCATTCCACAAGACGATCCTAGTTCCAATCGATCTAGAAATAACTGTTGGCAAACCAAGTCCTGGATTGCCAAAGAGAAGCATACTACCACTACCGTTGATCCCTAAACTACCAGTTAGTGTACCACCAGTTAGAGACAAGGAATTTGTTCCAACTGGCACACCATTTATGTAAAGACCAACAGCATTAACAGTCCCAGGACCTTGACTTGTTAATCCACCTACAGTAATAGAACTACCGGAATCCCCTACAATCTGCCCACCAGCGATAGTCCAATTTGTTGTAGAAGAAATAGTGTTGGCATTACTAAAGTATACAAACCCACCAGCATTACCTGAAGCAATACCTGTACCACCATTGGTAACAGCAACAGGAACAGCTAGTGCAATAGTACCAACTATGTTAATTATTGGACCGCCTGTAAGACCAACACCAACATTGATGGTGGTCACTGTACCCGTACCAGCAACAGCAGCAGGTGCCCATGCGGTACCTGACCATTGTAGTACTTGATTAGTGGTTGGTGCTGTTATAGCAACAGGACGACCTTGCAAACCAACATTGGTAATATTGATATTGGTACTACCAAGAGTACCAGAACCCGCTATATCGCCAATAAATGTGATCGGCTGTACCTTGACAAAGGCAGTAGAAGCAATAGTGGTATCATTAGTAGCGGTAGGGGCTGTCGGAACCCTAGGAATGCCTGTGAACTGAGGACTATTTACTGGTGCTAGAAGTGAAACAGCGGTATCTACATAGGTTCTTGTTGCTGCGTGTAGAGGCTGGGCTGGTGCAGCGGAAAGGGTCAAGAACCCTTGCATCGTCCCACCAGCAATAGGCAATCCACCAAGATTAGCTAAGGCGCCTACCGGTGCTGATGCTCCTGTACCACCAAGAGAAATAGCGACAGGAGTATCCATATCAATAGTGACAATATCATTAGTACCACCACCGGAGAGGCCAATACCTGCAATGACACCGGTAATAGTACCACTACCAACAGGTCCAGGTGGTCCTTGCGGACCTGGCATATTTGTAGCAGCAACCCATTGTGCGGAATTACCATCGTCATACCAGACGTAGAGTTGCCCACCAATTGGATCCCACCAGAAAGTACCTGCATCGGGTACAACAGGTGGGATAGGACTAATAATCGCCCCTCCACCACCTGTACCACCTCCACCGCCACCTGTACCAATTGGGTGCCCATTAACAAAGAAACCACCTTTGGCATCAATAAAGCCACTGGCTCGAATAGAAGGTGTATTGTATGCGACTCCATTTGCCACGTTATGATTAGAAGAATCAACAGTAGTATTAAACGCTTTCCCCTGTATTGTAGTTGGATTATTAGGGGCGGTCATAGTCATTGACCCGCCACTAGTCGGATTAAAGTTGAAATTAGTCTTGCCGTCCGTCGTCCTCATCTGCATAGATGTGGTATCGACATCCTTTAGTTTGTTAGGCTGAGAGTGAAAACCAGGAATAACAAAAGCATCAGTTAAATGATGAGTCCTATTCTGATCTTGATTCTGAACACCTCCATTTGCCCACCAAGCGTCAATTCCACGAGAAGCAAAGATCGCTAGTCCTTCATCTCCCTTTGCTACAGGGATGGTAATGTGCATCCCACCACCACCCAAATAGAGTAGGGGTGAGGACTTGATTGTTGGAATCTGTTTCCATTCAATTACACCCTTATCATTTACATAGGCTAGTTTTAGTGCAGGATCAATTGTTACCGTATTCTGAGCCGCCTGATGTTCACCAATAACAACAGGTAAAGAAGTCCATAAATCAGCTCTATCAGCCTGCTTTCGGAGACGGTCATTCTCCTGAAAATCCTCATACCGTTCGGTGTGATAAAACGGACTTGACATTGTTTAGTCCTATGGTGTAGTCAAGTAGAGATGACCCTCTGAACCTAAATTATTAAAGTTCGGTACCTCGTCGGGTGAGACATCAGGACCGATACTCATAACGGTTAGTATCGCCTGATCCCCTAGAGGCATATAACCAAACTGTTCAAGCATATCAGCACCAGTCAGTAAAGGCATCCCATGTAATACCATTCTAGTACCAGTTTCGTCATCAAAATCCACGGTCCAACAAGATATTACCGTGTTCCATTTGAATGTTAACGTGTAGACAATGCCAAGTATCGTAACGCGCTCGGAGAAAGGACGACCTGACCGTGTGGGGATCTCGACGTTCGTTGCCACACTGAACTCCTCTGTTGCTTTGGTGCTAATGGCGCGCTGACGCTGAGGAAATTTCCGCTGCTGTCAGTTCTGGTCGTCATGCCCTTTTCGTTGAGTTGCGTCTCATTGGCGTTCCCCGGCAGCGCGGTAGAGCCGGTGCCGGTCTGGCCGGGACCGATTAGTGGCGAGTCGGTCCCCTCGGCTCTGCCGATCGGCTGCCCGGTGATGGTGCTTTCGACCTTCTGCCCCTCGGGCTGCAAGACGCTGTCGTTGCCGCCCTCGGGCGGGCTCTCGGGGCCAGTGACCGGCGTAGCGGTCGTCGGGTAGCTCTGCTCAATCATCCCACCATCACCAATATCGCGCGTTGGTTGATCACCTTTC